CCTGACAATTCACAAGTATTTCATTATATAAAAGACAATCTAGACTTTGACCAGTTAATATGGGAGTTTGGAAATGAAGAGAATCCTTCTTGGGTACATGTTAGTTATGATACTGATGGGGATCAAAGAGGTCAAATATTAGTGGCTTATAAAAACAAAAGCGGAAAAACAAAATACAAGGTATATGGAGGAGAAGATTAACCAACTTTTACAGGGTCAGGCTGTAATGAAATCTCAGCTTGAAGAAATAAAAATTCAAAAGAACGATCACGAAAAAAGAATACGTGGCTTAGAAAAAAAGTTCTGGACTTCTATTGCTGTTATTATTACAGGTATAGGTACATTTATAGAAGGATTATTTTTAGGAAGATGATAGAAGAGACAGAATTTGAAAAAATGTTAAAGAAGTTACAGGACAAGCCGGTTCCTGAAAGAACATGTAATATAGATGATGAAAATTGTGAAAGCTGTAGCGGATGAAAAAGAAACTAAAAGATACTAAGATAGGTAAACTATTAAGGGAAAAGGCTCCTAAGATATTAGGAATTATAGGTGATGTGTTGCCATCCTCTGGTAGCATGGGAATATTAAAAAACATTATATCAAAAGACCCTGATTTAACACCAGAAGAAAAAGCTCAACTTCATAATCAAGTAACAGAACTATATAAGCTAGAGGTTGATGATAGGGATTCTGCTAGAAATAGAGAAATAGAATTAGCTAAGGCAAACCGATTCGATTTTATGTTTAATTTAACGGGTTTGGTAGGGTTGTCTTGTTTCGCCTTTTTAGTATATGCAATTGTTTACTTAGAGGTTCCGGAGCACAATAAAGAGATTTGGATCCATCTGATTGGAATCTGTGAAGGGATAACACTTTCGATTTTTGGATATTTTTATGGTTCTTCTTCAACACGTAGAAAATGATTATCTTTGCAATATTACAATTAAATTAAATCAAATGAAAAAAAATAAATTAGAAGCTGAAGAATTAAGTCAGTTACAAGAATTACAAAACACGTTCCAAGGTTATAAAATGCAATTGGGAGAAATAGAATTACAGAAATCAATGTTATTAAAAGAGGTTGATGAAGTAAAGCTTGACTTTAATAAGTTAGAAAATAAATTTATAGAAAAGTACGGTCTAGATTCTGTCATAAACATTAAAACTGGGGAAATAACAGAAAAAGAAAATGGCGAAAATAAGTAACACTACCTCATACCCTAATGCTGCAGCATCACCTACTGATTATGTAATTGGCACAGATGTCAGCGATAATAACAATACTAAAACATTTACGCTTCAAGATATAGCTAATTTAAATGCTTTTAGTCCAGGGTCAGGGACGGTTACTAGTGTAGGAATGAGTGGGGCATCAACAGGATTAACATTTACTAGCGATACGGTAAGCCCTATAGTTAATACAGGAACATTTACTTTAGGTGGTTCTTTGGGCTTTGCTAATGGAGGAACAGGCTTAACAGCTTTAGGTAACGCAGGTGAAGTTTTAAAAGTTAATGCAGGAGCTACAGGATTTGAATTTGGTTTAGATGCTAGTGATCCGGGATCAGGTACAATAGGTAGAATGGCTTATTGGACAACAGGTGCAAATCCAGGTGTATTAGGTAGTGCTCCAATTAAATACACTCCTGCTTCATCTGATCCAGCAGTAGAAGAACTAACAGAAATCATTTCAAACTCTGCCACTCATAAAATCCAAATAGGAACTGAAGCTAGCGCAGGTCGACTAACACTTGGAAGTCTTACAAATAATGGCACGCAGGTTTTTTCAGGTAGTACTTTACAGTTATATTCAGCAGATAATGATGGAGTTGTAGTTGGAGGAGGAATTCTTGCGAGTATTACTACATCAAGCCGCAGTGGGAATATAAATCTTAATAATTTAAACACTGGCACTGGCACTATTACTAGTTCTATTAATATTGGTGGAACTAATGCATCAACGGGAAACGTAAGTAATGCCATAAACATGTATCAACCTTTATACTCTCATTCGGATACGTTTTGTATTGGTTCTTCAAACAGCACTCAGTTGAATGTTGGTTTTGATGAGTTACCAGGAAATAATTTTGCCAATCAAAGATTTACAATAAACTCAGCCACAGCAACAACTCAATTAAAGTTAAGAGGCAGAAGTTCAGATGGGTCTAGTCTTTTAGATTTAACAAATTATGACACTTATGGTGCATTGGGTTTTAACGGAAATAGTGCCACTGGATCGTCTCTTTATATAAATAACGTAACTAATCAATTATCTACACTAAACTTTGGTGGGCCTAATAATGATCAAATGGTTCTGTATGTTAATAATACAAAAACAAATGCTGCACCAAGCACAACTAATGGAGGGTTAAAAATTGCAGGTAGTTTACAACTGTTTGGAACGTATGCTATAAAAGCAGGGGATTCAGACTGGCAGTATGGTTCAGACGAAAGATATAAAGAAAACATTATAGACGCTGATCTTGATATATGTTACAATAATATTAAAAACTTAAAACTAAAAAGATTTAACTACAAAGAAGAAGTTTTTAGAGATCCTGCTAGTGACAAAACTAAGTTAGGTTTTTTAGCTCAAGAAGTAAATGAAATTTTTCCTAAATCAGTAGTAAGTATGCCTGTCACTACTTGGGTTAATTATGGTGGTGATTCTGAAATATTAGGTTCAGACGGAGTAACTAAGATAAAGCCTGGCGATCGAGTACAAGACGTTTTAGCTGGCTCTGTGGTGGTAGATGATTTTAAAACAATGAATGAAGAGCAAATACTTAGATCAATGTATGGGGCCTTTAAGAAAATGCAAGAAAAAATAGAATCTTTAGAAGCTAAAGTAAAAGTTTTAGAAGGATAAAAACATCGCTTAATGTGGTGTAGTAAAATATAATAAAATGGAATATATAAGAAAAGTGTCTGTGGGATCAGACTATAAGTCTTCTATGAACTATATAGTGGGACAGCCGGTTTTAAGAACCTACAACATACATGTCATTAGAAAGTCACAAGATGGCGAAATACAAGTATATATAGAAAATAAAAAGAGTGAGGTTTTTCTTTGGAAAAGTTTTAGCATAGCTATGCCAACTTCCTTAGAATACAATGTAAACTACTGACATGAAATCGCCTTTTTGTTTTATAGTGAAGCCTCAAGGAGGAATGCGCTATGATAACCTAAGCAAGCATGGTGACGGAAAATTAATTACTAGTAGTTCTCAAGAAGATCACACTGCCACCAATAGATTTGCTACCGTAGAAGAAGTCCCTATTCTTTGGGCTTTTAACAAGAACATTAAAAAAGGAGATACTGTAGTAGTACACCATAACATTTTTAGAAAGTATTACGATATGAAAGGTGTAGAAAAAAGTGGACCTTGTCATTTTAAAGATGATCTATACTTAGTGGATATTGACCAGGTTTATTTACATAAAAGTAAAGACAAATGGAGTTCTGTTGGAGATTATTGTTTTATTAAGCCAACTGAAAAAGAAAAAGATGTTATATTGTCTGTGGATAGAAACAAGCAATTAGTAGGAAAAGTAAAGTATGGAAACAAAGAATTGGTATCTTTAGATATATTAGAAGGAGATGATGTTTGTTTCTTGCCTGAATCAGAATACGAATTTAAGATAGAAGGCGAAACTTTATACCGAATGAAAACAGAAGATATATGCGTATTGATATAAGTGTAAAAAAATTAAAAGAAGACATTATCCAAGCTGGAGAAATAGCGGTAAGAGAACTTATTAAAGTAGCTAAAGAAGATATCATTAAGTACGATGCCGAAGATGATTTAGCAGCAGACCGTTTAAAAAACGCAGCAGCCACTAAAAAACTAGCTATATTTGATGCTTTTGAAATACTTAAAAGAATACAAGAAGAACAAGCTATGCTAGAGGAAAGAAACATAGAGAAAAAATCTTATCAAGGATTTGCAGAAAAGAGATCAAAATAAATTACACAATGTTGTATTAGACACTATACCTAAAAGTGTTATTAGCACAAAGAACAAGGCTAAGACTTGGGTCTATGGTTATAATGAAAAGTATGATATAGTAGTAATATCTAAAGACGGAACTCTAGGAGAAGTTTACGACATACAAGGATTCAGAGTGGGGCTTCCGAGTCAACCAAAAACAATAAACACTAAGTTTAATAAATGGTCATCTCAAGATATACCTAAAGAATTAAGTAATATTAACACGATATTTGATTGGCAAAAAAGAGACAATTCTTTTAAGTCTAAATGGGTAAGTTATATAGAAGAAGAGTTTGATAAAAGAGATCATGGTTACTGGTTTACTAACAATGGTCAACCTATATATATAACAGGAACTCATTACATGTATTTAAACTGGACTAAGATTGATGTAGGTAAACCAGATTTTAGAGAATCTAATAGAATATTTTATCTTTTTTGGGAAGGGTGTAAGGCAGATAAAAGAAGTTTTGGAATGTGTTATTTAAAAAACAGGCGTTCAGGGTTTTCATTTATGAGCTCATGTGAAGCTGTTAATCAAGGAACTATTACTAGAGATGCAAGAGTAGGTATATTATCTAAAACTGGAGGTGATGCTAAAAAAATGTTTACTGATAAAGTGGTTCCTATATCTAACAACTATCCTTTCTTTTTTAAGCCTATTCAAGACGGAATGGACAAGCCTAAAACAGAATTAGCTTATAGAGTTCCTGCCAGTAAGATTACCAAAAAGAATATGGGAAAAACTGACGAGTTGTTTATGGATGGCTTAGATACAGTTTTAGATTGGAAAAACACTTCAGATAACTCGTATGATGGAGAAAAACTACTGTTATTAATACATGACGAAAGTGGTAAGTGGGATAAGCCTGAAAACATTTTAAATAATTGGAGGGTAACTAAAACTTGTTTAAGACTTGGTAGTAAGGTGGTTGGTAAGTGTATGATGGGATCAACTTCTAATGCTTTAGATAAAGGTGGAGAAAACTTTAAAAAACTATATTATGATTCTGATGTAACTAAAAGAAATGCTAATGGTCAAACTAAGTCAGGGTTGTATTCATTGTTTATTCCAATGGAGTATAATTTTGAAGGTTACATAGATGAGTATGGACATGCTGTGTTAGAGACACCAGAAGAAAATGTTGTAGGTGCTGACGGAGAAGAAATAAGTTTAGGAGTAGTTGATTATTGGCAAAACGAAGTAGACTCTTTAAAAAGTGATGCTGATGCACTTAATGAATTTTACAGACAATTTCCTAGAACAGAGTCTCACGCTTTTAGAGATGAAAGTAAACAGTCTTTATTTAACTTAACTAAAATATATCAACAGATAGATTATAACGATTCCTTAATAACTCAACGTGTAGTTACTAGAGGAAAGTTTATGTGGAAAGATGGCATTCAAGATACTAAAGTTTTATGGGTTCCAGATAAGCATGGAAGATTCATAGTGTCATGGATACCTACAAAAGAGATGCAAAACAATGTCATTAACAGAAACAATAATTTTCTGCCAGGTAATGAGCACGTAGGTTCTTTTGGTTGCGATAGCTATGACATATCAGGTACGGTGGGTGGAGTTGGCTCTAACGGTGCACTGCATGGGTTAACAAAATTTAATATGGATGAAGCTCCTAGCAATGAGTTTTTTTTAGAATATGTAGCTAGACCACAAACAGCAGAGATATTTTTTGAAGAAGTTTTAATGGCCTGTGTATTTTATGGAATGCCTATATTAATAGAAAACAACAAACCTAGGCTGCTGTATCATTTTAAAAATAGAGGTTACAGGGCGTTTTCTTTAAATAGACCCGACAAGAGTAAATTAAAGCTTTCTAAGACAGAAAAAGAACTAGGCGGTATACCTAACTCATCTGAAGCTGTAAAGCAAGCACACGCTGCCGCAGTGGAATCTTACATTGAAAAATACGTTGGACTAGATTTAGAAGCTGACTACAGAGATTCAGATGAAATGGGTTCAATGTATTTTACCAGAACACTAGAAGACTGGGCTAAATTTAATATAAATAACAGGACTAAATACGATGCAACTATTAGCTCTGGTTTAGCTATAATGGCTAATCAAAAACACTTATACCACACTCCTAAGAAAGAATCAAAAATAAGCATTAACTTTGCAAGATATAGTAATAAAGGTACATTGAGCACTATTATAAAGTAAAAATGAAAGAACCATCCATCTTAATTAACCAAACAAGTTTTCCTAATCAACAAGCAACAGACTCCGAAAAAGAAACTATAGAATATGGTAGGCAAGTAGGAGAATCAATACAATACGAGTGGTTTAAAAGAAGTGGTAATAGTTGTAGGTTCTATGATCAATGGGTAGAATTTCACAGATTAAGACTTTACGCTAGAGGTGAGCAGCCTATAGGAAAGTACAAAAACGAGATATCAGTAGATGGAGACTTAAGTTATTTAAATCTAGACTGGACCCCGGTCCCTATCATACCTAAATTTGTAGACATTGTTGTAAATGGAATGGCAGACAGGTTATTTGACGTGAAAGCGGTAGCTCAAGACGCTATGTCTGCAGAGAAAAAACATAAGTTTCAAGAGATTATAGAAGCAGATATGGTGGCTAGACCAATGTTAGAAGCTACAGAAGCAATGTTTAGAATAGACATGTTTAATACTCCTAAGCAAGATTTACCAGAAAGCAATCAAGAGCTGTCTCTTTATATGCAAATGAATTACAAACCAGCAATGGAAATTGCAGAAGAAGAAGCTATAGATACTATATTAGAACAAAATCATTATAAACAAAGAATACAAAAGCAAGTAAACTATGACCTTATGGTTTTAGGTACTTCATTTGTTAAACATCAGTTTCTTCCTAACTCAGGTATATCTGTAGAGTATGTAGATCCAGCTTCTTTAGTATATAGCTACACAGAAAGTCCAACCTTTGATGA